TTTGCCATGGTTACAGAACAAGTTTGAGAATTAGCTCCTGCGTTAGTTCCTAGATTTCCAGTTTTACACTGAGGAACTTTGTCTTTTATATCTGGCACATTAAATGTAGATGAGCCATCCCCTGTTCCATAGGTAGTTCCAATAACTGCGAATAGATCAGCATAAGTAGATCTTGAAACAGCTGATCCGTCACAATCTAAATATCCTGTNGGCACAGAGCTAGATGGCCAAGGAATAATAGTTCCCGTATCTACAAGGACAATTCCTGTTAGATTCGCCCCGTCAAAATCGTATTTAGTTGCTTCATAAGTAGCCATCTTTAATCCTTATATTAAGCAGGCATAGGAATTATAACTGATTTACTTCCATCAGCCGCTTCTAATATTACATCACCCTCATATGTGGTAATGTTTTTTGGTTCTTCTGCAGAATAATCTGCAGGTAAGTTTCTTAAATTAATTCTGTAAGTTAAATACTCTGCCTTTTTTTCATCTGTTAAAGGAGAGTCTTCAACTTGTGTATAGTCACTATCTCTCAAAAGTTGATCTCTGTCGGCTCTTACTCTTTCCCAAGTATTTAAAGCAGCAAGCTCATTGTCAACAATAAGTTGTTTTTCGGCTGCATGGGCATCGATAAAAATTTGGACATCACTCAAAGCACATGGTGAGTGTGGAGTGCCATCTGTGTATTCTATTTCACTCATATCAGCTTTTTCACTATCGTATTGATAAGCATGAACATTTGCAGGTACTGAATTCCAACAAGACTGACTGGTCATATTAGTGTAACCTGCCCCGTCTATTACTACTGTTTTATCTGCTACTATTACTGATACTTTCATTTTATCTCCTAAGTTTTGATAACATAGTTTATATCAATTGTCGGCTGTAGTAAAGACACACTAGCTGAATCCGCAGAATGATTATGTGCACTACCACCACCTGAATTATTAGCACTTTGCGTGGATGTAGTAGGGCATTGGTTTCCGTTTGATCCTGTGTTTCTGTTACTTCCGCTGTCCGTGCCGTGAGCGTGACTAGCCATGGTGTTTGTGTCAATGGTTGTGTTACCTGCCGATACGCTTGAAATATTTGCAGTGTTAGCCCCGCCTGTGCTTGCTAAAGATATAGAATCTGATTTTCCAACAGGAATTTTATCTGTTAAACTTGGAACGTTAAAAGTTGAAGATCCATCACCAGTTCCGTACGTAGTGCCAATAACTGCGAACAAAGCTGAATATGTGCTTCTTGATACAGCAGCTCCGTCACAATTTAGATAGCCTGTTGGGGCACTAGCTGTAGGCCACGGTATAATACTTCCTGTATCCACACCTACTAAACCCGTAATATTCGCTCCGGTGTAATCGTATCTTGTTGCTTCGTATGTTGCCATTTCTATCCTATGTTTTAATTATATAATTTAATGCCAAGTAAGGTTGCAAAGTGCTGACTGCGTCTCCAGCATTTAAAGTATGTGAGTGTGCTCCTCCGCCTCCAGTATTGTTTGAGTTTAAATTTGGTCCTTGTCTAGTCGATCTGTTACCATTACTTACACCAAGGTTGTAGTCTGCGTTATCTCCTATACCACTCAAAGTATGATTGTGGCTTCCTAATTCTGCAGTGTTAAGAGTGTGGTTAGCTAAATTTCCTGAATTGGCAGTTGCCGTGTTAGCTCCTCCAGTGGTCCCTGCATTCTCATTGTTACTGACAGACTTAACTGTTTTACCCTCAGTGTCAGGAACATTAAAAGTTGAAGATCCATCTCCCGATCCATAAGTTGTACCTATGACTGCGAATAATGCAGAGTATGTGGATCTTGATACTGCGGATCCATCACATGCAAGATAACCTGTAGGGGCTGAAGCAGTAGTCCATGGTATGATAGTGCCAGTAGATAGACCTTGAATGCCGGTGATAGCAGCACCATCGAAGTCGTATTTTGTAGCTTCGTATGTTGCCATTTATTATTTCTCCGTATAAGTCCAACCAATATTTGAACCAGAATAAACAAGTCCAAAAGATGCACCCTCTGTGTTAACCACTAAATCAGCTGATGTATTTACAATTTTAGAACTGTTTCTTCCGACAGTTAATGCATTTGAATCAAAAGTAAATCTTGAATCTGCAAAATGCACTTCATCTCCAACTGCTGGGGAGGCAGGTAGTGTGATTGTTACAGCACCGCTATTTGTGTCTACAAAAAGTTTTGCTCCTGCTTGAATTGTTTCAGCAGCGGTTACTGTTCTCCATTTTCTATATTCATTTGCTTTTTCTACGTTAGTTCCGTCAGCATACAAAACATAACAATTTCCCTCACAAAGTAAAATTCCTGTACCACTAACTGTTTTGAAAGTTAATGTGTAACCCGCATGGTCTGTCCCATCAACAACATTATAAACTTTTTCAATACTGTTTGGCACAGTTACTGTTCTGTTAGCAGCTAATGTTCCAGTTAATTTTAAAGTAGCGTTTCTTGCGTTTGATATAGTTCCGTCAGTCATGGCTAATGCCACATCAGATGACGCAACATCTATTGCTTGATATCCCGCAATAGCCTGTTGAACTAAATTTAAATTTGTATTTGTTTTTGTTCCCCAAGTACCGGCATTTTCACCAGTAGCCATCAATTCTATTTTTAGATCACTCGAATATGTTGATGCCATAAAAATTCTCCTAAGTTATTTTAATTATACATTTATTAAGCAGCCAAATCAACTGTAGTCCAAGTATTATTGACACCAAGATCAACTTCTTGCCATGGTGTAATATTAGGGCTGCCTACTGAACTTGTCAAGGACAGGCCTGTAGGAACTACAGTAACATCAACTATATTGGTTTCTTCGCCCATAGCTGACGTCAAAGCAAGACCAGTTATACCTACTAATTCGTCAGGTAATGTTAAAATCGACCCTATACCAGACGTTAAAGATAATCCTGAAGCAGCTTCTGTTGTTGTTTGAATTAAGTTTGGTGAACCAAGACTAGATGTCAACGATGTGCCAGTAACCGGAACGTCTTGACGTGTGCCAGCAATTACATCTCCCTGTGAGCCAGATAAAGCAAGACCAGTAGCTGATTCATTTGTCGTTTGAACTAGATTTATAGAACCTAGAGCAGATGTCATTGTGTGCTCAGAAACAGTTATTGATAAGTCAGCATTTGCAGTAACTGAATAAACTCCAAAAGACATTGATAGTGCTAGTCCTGAAACTGAAAAAGTAACATTACCCTCTATATCTTCATCGCCTAAAGAAGAAGTAAGAACAAGACCTGCAGTGTTAATTGCTGAGTAATTTACACCCCAACCTAAGTTTCCATAAGTATCTCTACCCCAACCCTCACCAATTAAGAATGTTGGATCAATAGTCGTTTGTCCTGCAGACATGGAAGATGCAATACCAGTTATTGGAACTCCTATACCAATAACTTCATTACCAATAGAAGAAGATAATAAACCAGCTGTTGTAACTGCTTGATCAACTGAGGTTCCTGAAATATCTTCACCTTGTGATAAGGTTGCAACAGATCCAGATACACTAACATCTGCATTTCCTTGTGTGGTTACAGATCCCGCTGCAGTCGAGGAACTTGATCCAGTTACAGGAACGGTAGGTGCGTTTAGTTCACCCCATTGGTTTTCACCCCAACTATCTCCACCCCATCCAACTTCTATTACTCCAATAGCAGTGACGGTTCCGATAGCTGTGGTTAAAGATTGTCCAACGGCTAATGCATCTGGTGCAGCGTCTGCTACACCTATTGAAGATGCTAAAGCCTGCCCACTAGCTATGATTGTTTGATTAATTGAAACTATTGTGCTTCCAGCGGCTGTAGATAAACTTTGCCCAGTTACAGATGTACTAAAAGCNATAGAAGCTACACCCTGGCCAACACTTGATGTAAGAGCTTGTCCAGAAACTAAAATTCCAATCTGACCCCACTCACTAAAGCCCCANGTATTTGCTCCCCATCCATTGTTTAATAGATCAACAGATGCAGATGAGATTGATAAATTTAATGATTGACCTGTTACAGTCTCAAAAGTATTTAACTCAATTGTTTGACTGCCAAGACTTGAGGTTGAACTTACACCAGAAACGGTTTGTGTAAAATCGTTCTGTGCTCCGTAATTACCAGCTGACCATGTAAGTGAACCCCAAGTGTTTGACATAAAAACATTCTACTCCTTAAGCTATTCTTAATATAGCAGCAGAAGTTGTGAATGCAGGGAACTGAATTGTAAAAGTTCCAGAAGTTGCAGTTTTGTCTCCGCCAAAATCTAATACAGCTACCGCATCAGTGGTGCTTGATCCACCAGCAGTAGTCGTGTTGTAAATTAAAGCTCCTCTCGCTGTTAAAGTAACTCCGACAAATGAAAGATCAGCAAAGTCTGTTATTGCTGTATTTGTTGCTAAGGATGTTCCAACGTTTACAAGTGCTTTTCCTCCAGCAGTGTAACCTGATGGTGATGTTACTTCGTTTGATGTCGCATATCCTGTAGTTGATTTTCCTAAACTCGCAGAATTAGTAAACATTGCAAGTTTATATGTGCTTCCATTTGGAGCTGCTTGAAATTTATGTGCTCCTTCTAACAATTCTTTTTTAAATGAATTGCATATTGCGTTTGTTGTTATTGCCATTTTTTCTCCTTTAATTTGTTGTGTTTGGAGAAGGAGATGGTATTTTTATTCTCATAACACCATCATCATACTCCGCACGTCTTCTTCTGCCCATTTGTTGTAGAGCAAAATTTTGTAATTCTTCATTATACTTACCTTTATATAGATTGTATAGGTTATCGGGTCCTTTTAAAAAACTATATGCCTCAGTTAATACTCCATGCAATAACATAGATTCTTGATATGTGGATATAAAGGTATTGTTTGTTGAAGTAAATTCTGGTGGATCTTTAATATAATTGATTTGAACTGTGCTTGCATTTGCAGGCGTAGGTGCAACTAAAATATTGAAATCATCGTAATTTGCAAAATATTTAGGAGTTCCTTGNGNTCCNGTNCTGTTAAATTCAGATATAAAACTAATATCTCTTTTTTCTAAAAAAGTCCTTGTGCCACTCGATCCCACATGCTCTACCGATCTAAGCACCAATGAGTCAGCAGGAATGGATACAGCTCTATTGCCTGCAGTAAATGTTGAGGTAGCATACTTTCTTAAATCATCATAATCTACTTTTCCTGCTATATCTAATTCAACAGATCTGATGAAATTTTGTATAATAGAATCTGACAATACAGAACTACCAACCTCAGTATAATCTCTGACTTGTGTTAAAAAATTAGCGTGTGTAATTGCCATTATGCTATGCTCACTGTTACATTACCGACTCTAATATCAGCCTGTCTTCTTATGTTTTGTATTGATGGATCTTCAGGTATCATTGAATTCATTATAGTTGTAATACCATTTCTTATTACTGGAAATTCTTGTGTACGAAATGCAAACTGTCCTGGTAAACTTAAATTAGCTACGCCAACTGAAGCTCCGCCTGAATCAGATATAGTAGCATCCTGGTCTGCTAAAAATTCTTGTGTAGGCTGTTGAAACTTCATAGACCTTGGGCTTTGTAGTGCAATAGCATCTGCTGTAATTCTTCTTCTTCTAATTTGTGGTTGTTTAGGTTCAAATTCTGAGTAATGAACAAAAGAACCGTTCCATTCTTTGACCATTTCTGAATATGGAAACTCCATACCTGATCTATCAGATATTGCTTTTGAATGTTTACCTGTTGCGTACTTAGCCATTATGCTCCTGATCCGTTAGGGTAGAATGATTGTGGAGTGATAAATGTTGAAGTTCTTTGACCGTCTTCATCTAACGCTCTTTTTAATTCATCTTCATAAATCATTTTATTTTGTTGTACTAATTGTGGATTCATTTTCATAGATAGGTAATATCCTAAACCTGCAGCCATGCATGGTAAAAATCTATAGGCAACATCTGCCTGATTTGTATATGCTCCAGCGTCTTCAATTCTTTTCAACACATAATACTTTAACGCTTTATATGTGCCAGCATCTGGTGTTTGATATAAACTTATTTTTGGTGTTGTTTGTCTATCAACATAATATTGAGAAGGTGTTCCTGTCGATAACTTGTTCGGTATTGCAGCGTACGTGGATCTATCTATTTTTGTAAGAGATACATCTTGAGTAGAAGCAGAATCATTAGACGCTACGGTTGTAGATATGAAAGCTTCTAAAACATCACTTACATCATCTGAAACTGAATAGGTAGCTTGACCAGCGACCAAAGTTTTTTCATCTAATTCTACCTTCCATAGATGTATACCTCTGTTTCCCCATTCAGCAAATAATAAATTTAAACTTATTCTTGCTGATTTTAAATCATAACCAGAGTTAGTTCTNACTCCACATCTTTGATATCCTTCTTGGATAATATCATCGATGTCTAGATTAAAAGCTGTTGTTCCTGATGTTGCCATTATAAAATATCCTTGTAGTAATCAACTAAGCCACCTATTTTTTTTCCTGGTTTACTTTTCTTAAAAGTTGGAACTGGTCTACCTTTACCTGCATCTCCATAAGCACTTGTAGTTGTATCTATTTTCATAGATCTAGGTAAATCTTTTTCAGATTGAAATTTTGGTTTCTTTGGTGGCACTATTACGTCTTTACCTTTTTTCATTCCAGGTAATTTTGGTTGTTTTCTTATGGTGCTACCCTTCTTTTTTAGCTCCTCTAGATATTTTCTAAATTTTTTATTCTTCCTCGCTACGCCTTGTACTATAGGGTTTGTGTCAATTTTTTTTAATGTCATTGTTTAAATCCTTTTAATAGAGGCCCATAATATTTAACAAGACTTGGGTTGCTTACTTTTTTACCAGCAAGCTCGGAGTGCATATAAGAACCTATATATGAATCCTCTTTCATTTTTGTTCCAGGTGCTTTTGATGTTGTTTCAGAGAATGCAGCTCTACCCATAGCAGCTTTCATTACTTTCTTGCCAGCAGGCACACAGTTAGGCACCATCTTATTACCTTTCTTCTTCATACCTTTCTGAACGTAACCGTCCCAACAGGGTCCTTGTTTTGCCATCAGTCCTCCTTTTTAGCGGCCGCTTTGAGAGTGTTAATCTTCTCCTTTTTGCGGTTGTACAACTTCTTAGATAATAGCACTCTTAGACGAAATGTTCTAGACCTTACGGCTTCTACGAATGGATTCTTTGGCTTTTTTGGCAATGTTAACTACTCCTGATTTTCCCATGACTTTAGCTCTTTGTTCCATAACCGTTAAAATTTGTATTTTTCTAGCAAAAGGTTTATTAACTTTTTTTACTTTTGCTGCTGTAGCTCTTGCATCAGCATCTGTTGCAAATTTTATTTTTACAGTATCTCTAGGATTCTCATCTGTATATAATCTTCTTCCAGATCCTTTTGGTTTTTTGCCTGTGCCTTTTAATGGGTCTTTCATACTAAATCTACAGCTTTACCTATTACAGGTGCATATTTAGTTCTACCTTCTTTTTTAAATGCATGCAAGAATTGTTTTCTTGGTTGTTCAGGTATATAGCTACAATGAATCCAACCACTATTAGGTTCACCTGGAGTGTAGAACTCGAGGATGAGCTGGTCATACGGCAAGTTCTTGTGAATCCAATCAGCTAACTCGGCATTGTCTGTACCCATTACTTCAAAATCGCAAGCTTCTGATTTTGCATGTTGGCTGTTTGCTGAGCTTCCAATAGCTAGGCAAAGCTCAGGTGAACGAAAACAACTTGTTACCTTCACTCTACCAAAATGATCTCTTACGGGTTGAAGTATATTTTCGCATAGTGCTTTTAATTTCTCTACTTGTTCTGCATTTGGATTGTTATTAATACCCTTTCTTATCGCTGTGTCTGATTTAATTAATTCTGAGAGGGTAAAATTACGTGTCAGATTCATTTTTCTTCTCCATATTGTAAAACATTTTATCTGTGTCCTCTGTTACCATATCATTATCCTCTGCATCCCAGTATGTAGTTTGAACTTTATAGTCTGGCCAAGAGCTATCAGTAGTATAACTGTTAACATGCCAAAGACAACGATTATTAGGCTGAGCTGCATAATTACCGTTATTAAGAGCCAGTATATGTGCACACTTATGTTCTTGAGGTATTTCAGAGTGTTCTGTATCCAATATATTAGTGTCTGGGTGTGCCCAATCAATTGTGAATAAATATTTACCATGGTAAAATTTTTTATTTAAACCTAAATATTTTCCGTTTAAACCGTCCAACCAATCAAAGCAATGAACGCTAGGCCAATAGCTGAAACAGTTCCACAATTCCAACTCGTGTGGCTGCATATCCGGCACCTT